AGTTTGCTTGTATCCAATAAGCTGTTTTAATATTTGGAACACCAGCTATTTCGAAGTCGACCGCTTGGCCCTTAGCATGCTGGCTCGTTTTTTTCGAGCCGATAGCTTCGCAAAGTGCTTCCGATCTGTAACCAGAGGTAACAGTAATGGGTTTATCAAAGTGCGCACGAACCGGTTCCAAAATTTCATAACAAACATTCTCCAAGTTTTTAATGTCACCAGCTCCTGGGGAATTGTCTATTCCTTTTCGCGTAGCGGTCATTGATTTAGTCATCTCTTCAAGTTTAAAATGTTTACTCAGTTGCATTTTTTTTCTCCTCAATTTCGTAAAAAAATTTATCAGTATCTTCTGTTCTCCACTGACGAGTGTCTTCTACGTTCCACTCACTTGTTTGTACTTTCCAATCAGGAATTTCATCTTTTACAGTAAAAGATGGTATATCCCATATTAATCTATTATTAGGTTGAGCTGCATAATTGCCATCATCTAATGCCAATATATGTGCGCACTTATGTTCGTGCGGAATTTCTGAATGATCAGTATCCACTATATTACTCTCTGGATGAGCCCAGTCAATAGTGAACAAATATGCTCCACTATGCCATTTTTTATCTTTACCAATGTATTTACCAGATTGTCCATCTAAGATATCAAAAGAAGTAACAGAAGGATAATAACTAAAGCAGTTCCACAGCTCCAACTCGTCAAGCCGCATCCTAGGTACTTCTTTGACATCAAATCCTCTTTGAATGAAGGCTGAAATAGGGAGACGATAGAACACCGCACCATTTTCCATAATACAATGAAAGAGGATAGGACGTCCTGTAATAGACGCCATAGCAAAGATGATACAATCTTCAACTTCTCCATGATGTTTTTTAAGATCATAAAGATACTCTCTTCTTATTTGAGCGTAAGTAACAGGTATGTTTGCGTTTAAATATGACATTAGCCATATTAAAATATAACAGCACCTATTACAATACCTGATACAAAAATTACTGCGTGATGTTTATGCTCCATCCATAATTTTTGGATTTGTACTTTTAAATTGTCCATGGTTACTCCTTTTTCGGTTATAAACTTTTTTGTTTTTTATCACAACTTGACGATAACGTCTATCTCTTAATATCTTTGCTATTGGATTTTTTTTATTCAAGAATTAAAGCTTTAATATTTTTTCTACCCTGATATATCTCGGTTTCAGCCTTACCTTTATAGCACTTGTAAGATACAGATTCTGAGTACTGTCTCTCCGCTTCACGTTTCCCGCGAAGGCATTGGGCCATCGAGTTTTGGATAAGGTGTTCTTTAATCTCTCCGTTTACAAACATCAGTAGTGCAAAAACTGTTTCTATCATTAGTGTGTACTCCCGTTTTTATAATGCATTTCTCTGTTTTGGTCTTTAAGTTTTTCTATATCTTCTAAAACTTTATCCATTTGTTTTCTTAAAAATTCTATGTTTACTTTATTTAAAGCCATTGACTCAATATGTGCATTCAACTTATCGGTGGTCTTGTAAAGATCCTCGATCATCATGAATTGCTCGGAGTCTGCAGGAAGCGAACCAAGTTGACCCCGCGGCCATTTGATTCTAAACTCTGTATTCTCAGTTAGATCTTTAGACATTAATTCTACTTGTGTTAAAATTTTGTTTTGAGTCTCAATAATACCGAAGTAAGCCCAGGTCCCAATTGCGACCATCGCGATGAGGCTGGCAACCGTCTTCATAGGCATCTGTACAGCGACTTCTTCTCCGATATTGAGTGGTTGTTTAGCCATTAGCAATCCCACTTTCTTAATGATTTATTAATTCTAGAATTTGGATCTCTTGCAGTCTTAGCTGATGTTAATTTCTTTTTCATGCCACTCATTCTAGCACAAAATGATTTCCTTCTTCCACTTGTTTTAGATTTGGTAGGTGCTTTTAAAGTTCCACCTTTATAACTGTCTCTTCCTTTTTGATTTAATCCACCTGATGGTGACTTACCTTCTTTTCTTGTCCAAGCTGCAGACCCACCTTCTTTTAATTGACTTCTTTTAATGGCTTCTGCTGTTGGCGCACCTTTTGATCCAGGTTTTCTAGGTTTGCCACCTCTTTTTCTTTTTTGATGAATGTTGTACCAAAGACCTTTACGTGCTTTTTTACCTTCTTTAGTAGTGTGATAAACACTTCCACCTTTTTTGTATCCTTGTCTAAGAATTGGACTATGTCCCTTTATTGATATATCAGCCATTAGTTATAACTATACCCCGTGTTGCCTTGTTCTAATTTTTTAAATAATTTTTCGTGTTGTTCCATAATCTCTTCGTCGGAGTCTTGCATATCTTCTAGTTTACCTTGAAGTTTTTCTACTTGTCTTTCAAGTTTAGAAACTTTATCTAGCTGTACTGCTTGATTAGTAGAAAGATCAAACGTTCTAGTAAGAGTCCAGCCGGCTAGAGCCAGAAGGATTCCTACAAGTAAAGTCATTAATTTTTCAATCATAAACTACTTCGTTTTCAAAAGATATGTCTGTGCCATGATCTTTTTCTTTTTTATAAGTTCGTTTACATTCACAATTTTCACAAGTACATGCTCCTCCAGTATCTAAACTACTATCTGGTACATGTAGGTCGTTTTTACAATGACAATCACAATGGCAATTTTTGCATTTATTTGCCATCTTTCTGCCAAGCAAAAAGCCAAGCGATAAATTTATCCCACAACTTTTTCATTGGTCCTCCTACTTACTTACTGTGAAAAACAGTAGCTGCTTTAATATGCTCTGTAGTAAAATTACAATACACATCTGTTTCAAATAAAACCGCACCTGGAAAGGGAACATAAATTGCTTCTGCAACTGCAGGAGTCTTTATTTTAAATTTTATAGTTCCGCTCGCTCCGCCATCTCTTAAATGAAAATCACCAGCTATAGTATTACTATCTATATATACTCCGTATACTCTAGTTCTACCTGATCTAATGGTGCCTGTTTCTGCATTTTGGTAAGAAGACGAAAGGTCTTCTGATGATCCAAATATATTTGCTGCCATAAATTTCTCCTTAATATAAGGAGCTCCCGAAAGAGCTCCTTAATTATTTATTAAAAGTTTCTGTTTTGAATATATTCAACAGTCAAAACACCAACACCATTACCGGTTGCAACAGAGTCATAATAGATAGTAACGTCAGATGTACCAACGTCTTTCCAATTTGCTTCTGTTCCAGTAGCTGCTGCTGTTACTCTATGGTTTCCCAAAGAGCTAGTAGCTAAACCATCAACATACAGATCTGGATCTGCAGATGTTCCAACATCAAGTGTGTTAGTTCCACCATCCCAAGCAGTTTGTACCAAAACATACATATTTGTAATTTGGCTGTTTGCTGGAATAATAATAGAGCTAGCTGTACTAGCAGCAAGTTCAGTAATTGCTGCTGATTGTGTCATAACGGTGAATCCAACGTTAGCGCTGGCACCTTCTCTTACTGTTCCGGCTTTAATTGGTCCGGAAAATGTAGTTGTACCCATAATTATCCTCCTAGTTTATAAGATGTAGGCTCTAGGCCGTCGACTATACTCGTCTACATCCATTATAATAATTGTATAGTACGGAAAGTATACATAAAAAAAGGGGCGAAGTAAACACTCCGCCCCTTTTATAGATTTAAGCTTTGTTAAGTGGCTTAACTTGATCCAGATGAGCCAAATACGCATCTAGGGTCTGAGAATCCAAAAGAATATCTCTCTCTAGCTTTGTATCTAACGTTACCAGTATCGAAGTCGCCTTCCATTGCAGTTCTTAATGGTGATCTGACAAAATGTTTAAAGCCATTAGGTGTGTCTGTAATGATAAAGAAAGCATTAGTATCATTTAAGAAATGATTTACTCTGTAGCCTTCAGGTATCATGTTCATTGCATTAATAGCGTTAATGTCATTGTCAGCAGTTCCAACTCTTAATGGAGATTTTAAGATTCTCTCAGCAGTGAATTGTAATTCTTTTGGAATTATCAATTTTCTACCTTGAATAGCGATTCTTAATCCTCTCTCATCAATGAAAGCAGCAATTTTAATAAGTGCGTCTTCTAATGAAGTCTCACTTAAGTCTGCTTGAGTTGTGAAAGTGTTCACCAGGTCAGTACCTGAAACAGTTGGGTGGGCTGTGCTGCATAAAACAACACCGTCACCACCAAGTTGAGAAGTACTGAATGCACTGTTAAGTACTTCAGCTCCTTTAACCTGTTTGGTATTAGCCATTGAACGTGCCAACGCTTTTGCGTAACGATTGCCGAGTCTGTCATAAAGATTGTCCTCGATTGCTTCCTCAGTGATAGAGAATGCTAGTGCAACTGTTTGGTGAGTGTATCTTGCAGTGAACGCTTCTTTTGCGTCATCGAAAGTCACCGATGCACCTTCAGCTTTAGTAGCTGCGCTACCAAATCCTGAAAGCATTACTTCTTCTTCGAAAGCTCTGTCAGATGTTTCTGTTTGAAAAATCTCTGCAGCTTCGTTGTCGTACCTGTCGTACTCTAGTCCAAACAATGCATTCAGACCAGGTTCTAGTTCTTTAACTAGCTGTGCTCGTGATATAGCCATATTATGCTCCTATTATGTTTGTCCAACAGTACCAGACTTGTACGAGTGTGCGTTGATTACAACCAATACGTTTACTCCAGATGAAGCAGTCGTATCAGAGTTATCCGGGTCTTGCGATATATCAACAGCTTTCAAAACGAAAGTTGAAGATGAATCTGCAGTAGCGACATCAAGACTCTCTCTACCTTGACCAGATGTTGTATCACCAGTTGTTGCATTTATTTTGTAATTCGCAAATAAATGTGAAACAGTGAAAGTTGCGTCCGCGTTTATTTCGAACACAACATCTGGACCATCGATAACTTGAGCCATAATATCATTTGCAGATATCGAAGCAGGATAATAGTTTTTCCATGTCGGCTTAGACGTTGTAGGATCAGTGTAGAATACTCCATTGAATACACCAACAACCGGATTATCAGTAGCACCTGCTCTTTGGATTGTTCCATTAAGCGAAGTTTTTACTAAGTCACCTTGATATATCGCAGTTCCATAATTTTTTAGAATACGATATCTGTTTTGTGCACCATTGTATGGAGAACCATCTAACTGTCTACTAGCTCTTAAACCGAAATTTCCTGTATCGTTTGCCATGTCGTAGTCCTCTACTTAGTTAGTTAATGTTAATTTACTCAGTAGTGATACCAAAAAAATTATTTTTTCGAACCACCACCAAAGGTCACCCGTGATTGCCTTTCAATATTGATTGGCATCTCAGGTCGCTGCTCCTTCATAAGGTCATTATCAACCGCTTGTATTTGATCGCGAGTTTTTGTCTCGAAATACTCTTTCCGCGATTGCATAACCTCTTCCGGTATCCTTGCAAGCAAATGGCCACCAACCCCGATGATCCCTTTATGTTTTCCATCCTGAATTGTTGGGTAGTCATGTGGGCCGATTTCTTATT